TAAGGTCTGTCTCAGTTCCTTGAACTTCATTGTTTCCAATTTCCTGTTCTAAATTGTTCGTTACGCCATTATAAGTGTCATTAGCAATTTCAATCTTCTTTGCATCAATAGCTGCATTTAATTTACTTGCCATTAAATCATTAAATGTGTTATTAGCACCAGATGTTTTACCATTTGCTAATGCATTAATTAAATCAATTGTTTCAGTCATTTATTCACCTTTTGATATATTTATAATAAATTAAATTTCAAGATCGTCTTCATCTGGAATTTTACCAGCTGCTCTTTCTGCATCAATCTGTTTTGCCATCATATCTATATCCTCATCAGATTGTCTGAGAATATTCTTTTGAACCCACTCTTTAGAGTAATAATTACCAACATACTCATCTAATTGAGCAAGTAGTTCTAATCTCTCTCTAACAATTTCTGCTTCTTTTAATTCTGAGAAATATGAATCACGAATAAAGTCAACAGAAATATTTTCTCTAATGCTTCTCCAATCAGACTCAGTAATAATACCTTTTAAAAGTAACTGAGTCTTAAGGAGATCTAAGAATAACCAAGAGAATTTTTTACGAAGACGATTAATAAATTTCTGGAATTTAACTTCATCTCTAGAAATTTCAGTAGAACGTCCAAGTGAGAACTGAGCTTCTTGCTCTAATCTATTTACTGGAACATTTAATGATCTATACAGCTTTTTCTGGAAGTAGAAAATATCATCAATTTGACCTAAGTTTTCACCACCTGGAAGTGTTGTAATCTCTGTACCTCTACCACCTTCACGACGTGGGAGCCAGAAATCTTCTAACATTGACATATGCTTACGATCATCTTTGATTTCACCAGTAGATGCATCATAAACTAATTTGTTTCTATATTGGTTCATAATACTGCGTAAGTATTCTTCTGATTTACCTTTTGGAAGGTTACCAACATCAATATAGAAAATACGACGTTCTGGAGCTCTTGATAAGCGATAAATTACCAACGAATCTTCCATCATACGAAGCTGATTCACCGGCTTAATTGCTTTATGCAAGTAAGAAAGAACGTTTTTACGAGCTGTATCCAATAGACCTGATGTAGTATATTGAATAGCATCTTTAGAAATCTTTAAGCCTGAGTTAGACTTTGACATTGAAGTATCTTGATAAAGATAGTATTCCTGAACGCTCTTAATAATCTGCGCGCCAGTCTTAGGATCTTTTTCTTCTTCAATTTCTTTTACTTTACGAATACGTGTAGGATCAATTGGACGTAATTCTAAAATACCCTTTTTAGGGCTATTTTCGTCAACAATGATATGGTAAAACAACCGACCATCAACATACCATTTACGGAACGTTTCGTGTCCATAATGGTTAAACTGCAATAGTTCAACAACATTTTCGAATTCTTGTCTTACGAGTTTTTTAACATTCTCGGGTAAATCTAAATCGTCAGTAACTATATCAATTGGCGCAGATTTAGTATCTGATACAATAGACTCATTAATAATATCTTCAATTGCAGCATCACATTCTGGATGCATTGCGATATCTCTATAGCGACGGATTAGATCTGCTTCATTTTTAGCTCCTTCAGTTCCAGACAAGTCAATATACTGGCCAAAGTGACCTCCGCCAGCTTGGACATAACTAGAACCATCATCCTCTAATGGAGCAACAAAGGATTTCTTATTAGCATCTTCTTTATCTTGCTCTTTTTTTCGCTTAATTTCGAAACCAAATAATTCAGCCATTAAATCTTCCTACGTTATAATAAACAGAGGGGTTTTATCCCCTCTGCTATTATTTATATGCTATTAAGAAGTTGTATTGGATTCCCAATATTGAACTTGAAGCTCAACTGTAAACTCTTCAATAGCGTTCTCATTATCGAATGAAACATCAATAGCTGCTACGTTCGTTGGCCATAGGCCTCTGAATGTATAACCCTTAACTTCACTACCATCTTTATCAAGCTGATAAACAGATGCATCAGCAAAATAATTTGATGGAGTAACTTCGCCAGTGTTTGCATTGTGAGAGTTGATATAGTTCATCCAACGCTCAAACGCATCCCTTAGCAAGAAGTTTGTGTCATTCAATACCGTGATTGTCCAAGGTTCAAACGTACGGTCACCCGCAATTTGAAGCTGGCGCCCACGGAATGGAACTGTGATTGGTGCAATTACAGAAGCTGGAAGCTGTGCTGCTTTGATTAAAAAGCCACCAACTTCAGATTCAGCTGCGCCACCGATACCAGCTGGGAAACCCATTTCTACCTTGAAAAGGTTAGAACGTGCGCCACCACCAACTAGCTTTGATTTGAAATCATCTACGCCTAAGATAGCCATTGTTTATTCTCCTTATTGACCAATAATTTCAGAGAATTCAACGCCGGTACGAGTTGCGATGAAGTTCAATGTGATGAAGTTAATAGAACGAGCAGGTTTGATATAGATATCCGCAACAAAACGGTTAGTATCTACAACTTCACCTGTGTTGTTCGTTGCATCACAAACGACCGCAAAGTCGGTAATACCACGACGACCCTTAACATCACGCAAGAATGGTTCTACCATATTACGGAACATTGCACGAGTAAATTCGTCGTTGAACTCAAAGAGTTGGAATTTAGCAGCAGTTGCAATCGCTTTTTCCAAGGTGATAAAGAGACGACGTACATTGATGCGATCGAATGCAGAAGGTTTAGCTTGTGCAGTCTTATCACCATATAGTACAGTGCCCTGACCAGGGAAAGAAACAATTGGGTTAATACGTGCTTTATAAAGAGTATCACGATCAGCTTGCTTCGGATTGAAAGCAATCTTTGTAATACCCAAGATTTGACCGCGAGTAAAGCCTGCAGGTGAGAACCATGCATCAGCTACTTGGTCAGTATTTGCACAAAGACCAGCCATGTGGCCAGCAGCTGGAATCCAGCGATATACGTCATTATATTTGTCGTATACTTTAAGTGCTGTAGAATCAATTACACCATATGACGTTGAAGTCAATTGATCAGCAAATGCTTGCACATCAGTTACTGGTGTAGCTGTTCCTACTGTATCCTCGATTGGAGGGGAAATAAATGCAACAACATCTTTACGAGATGCCGCAATGCTTAATAGGTCATTTGCCAACGTAACGTCATCACTACCATTTGCTCCTGGTACAGAGAATAGTAGGTTGACATCAACAGTTTCTGCATCTTCAAACAAATCGAAGCCAAGTTGAAGTTCACCGACAGTTGGTGCATTGTTATCTGCGCCCGCTGCTAATGATTCACTAACTACTGCAGCTACAATTGAAGCCATATAGTCACCTGCAACTGTTGCAGTAGCAGAGCCAGAATTTGTTAGAAGGGATGGTTCATCGCCGCCCCAAACATAAACAGAATTTCCGTTGATAACATCAATCCAATAGTTTGATGTACCTTGCGCTGATTTTGCATCTGATGCTTGAGATACGAATGGGAATGTTTCTAGAACAGTACCTGGTGTACCACTCCAAAGACCATCTTCATCGATAACTGCAATATGCATTTCATCGTTTGTACATGAACGCTCAGCTGCAAAATCTGAGGTACTTGGTGCAGCATCAAATTCTCCTGCATAAGCCCAGCCAGTAAAAGAAGCAGAATCTGCTGGGCAGATATCAACCTTCAAAGAGTTACCTAAAACTCCTGGGTATTTTGCAATGAATTCAAAACCTGTTGTTGTTACGTCGTCTAAATGATCGCGATTTTTAACTAATAAACCACTAGCGCCTGTAGTAGCATTAAGCATACCTGTCGCTTCAACACGGACAGTTTTTAATGCATTACCATAAGTTAAGAAGCTAGCAGCTGTTAGAAAGTATTTCGCGGTGTTATTATCTGGGGTGCCGAAGACCGCAGCAAGTTCCTTTTCAGAACCAACTGTACGAATCTCTTCAACAGGTCCCCAGTTGAATGCGCCAGCAAAACCACCAATAGATGTGGATACCGCTGGAATCACATTCGTCAAGTCAATCTCTTTGACTTGAACTCCTGGTGATACTTGAAAAGCCATTTTTATTCCTCTCCAAAAAAAGATTATAAGCTCGGGATATAATATGATGTCATAATACGTTTATTTATTCACTCGATTATATTTATAAGATTAGTAAATTCCAGTGTTTACAGTCTCCCAAACCATACCACCTTCTCTTTCATATTTGTCTTCTCTACCATCTTCAAAGAATCCAACAGGAACAATTTCTTCTTCCATTGCTTTGATTCTTTCAGAATATAATAGAGACTTCATATCAATATCAGTAAGCTCTGCGAAAAATGCATTGGTTGAAAACCATCCAAATAGAACTAAATTCATTACTAGGTCATCATGATTACCAGTTGAAGCTTCATAAGAATTACCTCTTGCTTCAAATGTTGATAGTTCTAAAATAGTTTCTGCATCGTTTATTGTTAGTTTTCTTTGCTCAATTAAGTCTTTGATATTTGATGTACCAATACGCTTAATTTTGCGAGTCATAGTAACACCGATTGAATTGGCTTTTACTGCTGATTCTACAAAGATATTCTCATACTCTAAATCATAATATAAACCATTACACACAACTGACCCTTGGTCATTACTTTCAATCACAATAAATGCTTCATTATACATGTTAGCATATTTGTAAATAACATCT